ACCTACTCCGAAAGTAAAGGTTGACCGATCACAAGCGGAAGCTCTTGGTTTAACGGATGGCGATATTGACGCAATGGTCAACGATGCTGAAGCTCAAGCACAATTATTCATAAGCGCTGAGCAATCCTATCTTGTAGAGAATGATGCTGTCAGTTTTGACACTTACGCAGCACAACCAAATTTATATGCTTCCGGACCTTTGGAGATTATCACCAAGTGTGATTCTCAAATGTCTGCTGCTTTCCTTACTCAGTTTGCTGATCTTGGCAACACTGAAACAGGAGCAAGATCAGTTGGTGAGATTCACTTGTCTGTCTTCAGAAGAGCAGCAATCAATCTTTGTGATCTTGTCGCTGGTCAAGTCAGTGGTGTTGATAGACGTGGCGGTGGAACCATTGGGCGGTTGATTCGTTGGAACTTTGGCTTGGTCGATCCTTCCAAGCTTCCAAGATTAACTCACACCGGTCTTGATACTGATGACTTGGCGGAATCTTTGGGGATGCTTCCCGGTCTTGTTCAAGCCGGTCTTCTCACTCCGGATGATGAATTGGAGCGAGCAATCAGAGAACGTCTTGGAGCCGGTGACCTTCCTGAAGACGCTCAAAGATCAGCGCTTGAAAGAACAGCTAGTCTTGGCGGTGGTGGTGGTGTGTCAGCTCTTGCTGAACAATTAATCAAGCGGAGAAAAGCTAATGGCTAAGATCAAGAAGCGAACACAGGCCCAAACTCCAGCACCTAAAAAAGATCAGAAGACCGGAAGCGCTAAGAATCCAAAGGGAAGCGCTAGCGGTTCTCGTGGTGGAATCGAGATTAGTGACCAAGCTGTCAAAGCTCTCCAAAACATGATCGACAAACACAATGACCAATACAAAGCCAAGTCTAAGAAAGTCGACATGGGAATGTTGAAGGCAGTGTTTAGACGTGGAGCCGGTGCTTTTTCTGTTAGCCATAGACCAGGCATGACGAGAACTCAATGGGCGCTTGCTCGTGTTAAGACTTTCCTTAAGTTGGTCGGTACAGGTGAACGGAAGAAAGCATACAACACAGATCTTGACTTGCTTCCCAAAGGTCATCCACAGCGAACCGAAAAAGAAGCCAAAGCTGAAACACTAGCTCCGGCCAAGTATGATCACATTGACTTTACTCCACCAAAGGGAGCGCAAGAAGCAGCAAAGCGAGCGCTTGAAGTCAGAGCGACCAAGCCACCAAGTCAAAGAGGAATGACCGATGTTGGCATTGCTAGAGCTAGAGACTTGGCTAATGGGAAGCAATTATCTCCGGACACTGTTAAACGTATGCTGAATTACTTCACTAGACACGAAGTAGATAAAAAAGGTTCCACGTGGAACGATCAAGGCAAGGGCTGGCAAGCTTGGCAAGGTTGGGGCGGTGATGCCGGCTTTGCTTGGTCAAGAAAGATTGTGAATCAAATGAAACGTGCAGACGAAAAGTCAACAAGCCTCCGAGCTTATGGCGAAGCAATTCAACTCACTCACTTAAGTGAGCCAAGTTATGACATCCCGGATGGACTCACCATTGGGAAGCCATTCAAGACCTTAGCTCTTGGCCAAGTATCATCACGAATGAATGGTGAAAACATTGGCCAAGAAATAGATCATGAATTATTAAGCGAAATGATCCGAGTCTTTAATGAGCGTAAGCTTGCGGATCCTGTCATCATTGATTGGCAACACGCAACAAGTCCTTTTCAAGGTGGCTCTCCAGCTCCTCCCGAAAGTGGAAACGCTCTTGGGATGATCGTTGAATTGGAACTTAGAGAAGATGGACTCTATGCAACACCAGCATATAATGAGCGAGGTCTTGATGTTGTCAAGTCTGCCGGCGGTGTTCTTTGGTCAAGTCCTGAGTTCTTGAATGGAGAAGTATTCTCCAGAGATGGCGGATCCAAGATTGGAGATGCCCAACTACTAGCAATCACTCTCACTCCTAGACCTGCTCAATCAAACGATAAGATTGGCCGGGTACTTTTAACCGAAAGGATAAACTCAATGGACAACATTGAATCATTATCTGTTGAAGAACTGCGCCAAATGCTCGTTGCTAAAGATGCTTTGGTCAAAGAACTTGAACAAAAGATGAAGGACATGATGGCTGAATCTGAGTCTGCAATGGTCGATCAAAAAGAAGAGACTATGAAAGAGGAAGAAGACAAAGCTGAAGAAATGTCTGAGTCTAAAGAAGAAGAAGACAAAGCTGAAAAGATGAAAGAAGACGAAGAAAAGAAAGCTTACAAAATGAGTGAGCAACTTGCTGAGTCTACTTTATTAAATGAGGTTCAAGCGCTTCGAGAGAATAACGCCAAACTTTCACAGCGTCTTGAAGCTATTGAAGCAGAGAAGAAAGAAGTTGAGAAGCGTGAAGCAATCAACACTCTTTTGAATGAAGGCAAGATCACTCCAAGTGAAGCTGTTGTTGCTGGTAAAGCTTTCGAGCTTCGTGAGATCCAATCAGAGTTTTGGACCATGTTCAGCGAGCGACCTTCTAACAGCGCTCTTCCTTTGGTTGAAGTTGGTCATGGTGCAAGTGGCCAAGAAATCAACAAAGCTACTCTTGACCAAGAAGTCCGTAAATTAGCAACTGAAAAGTCTGTCAGCTATTCAGAAGCTCTTGACCTATTCGCTAAATCAAATCCTGACTATTACAACAAAGTATTTGGAGCTTAATCATGAATAACATCATTAAGACTTTCGTGGCTTCAGAAGCCATCACTGAGTTCGCTCTCGTTTCTTCAACCACTGATGGCAAGATTGCAATCACTGACGCAGCAACAGACGCTCGTTGCATTGGTGTTGCTCAGCGTGCCTGTGCAAGCGGTGAGGTTGTTGAGGTTCTTGTTCAAGGTGAATCACGAGTGATTGCTGGTGATACCATTGCAAACACTGTTTCACTTGTTATGGCTGACACTGATGGAAACGTTGTGGCTCACGCTACTAGTGGAAATTACGCAATCGGTCAAATCCTTCCAAACGTGAACCAAGCTTCTTCAAGCGCTGACGATCAGATCTTGATCAAGTTCACCGGCCCTAACAATCTACTTCCTTAAGGAGTTAAATCATGGCTTCATCATATTCAAATTTACATCCTGTTGATCAGATCTTAACAAGCCTTGTTCAAGAAGTTGTACCTAGTGACAATCAACTCATTGCTGATAAAGTATTCGAGACTATCAAAGTTCCTGAGCGCTCAGGTACTCTATTAGTTGAGAACACACGAAACTTCATGGGCGCTGGTGCTGGTCTTGATCTTGAGCGTGCTCCCGGTTCAAGTCGTGCCTCAATCGGTGGTTTCGATCGTTCAAGCCAAACTTTCAAAGCTAAGATCTACAGCGCAAGCGATTCAATCGCAATGGAAGACATCTTCGACAGCCAATATCCAGGCAGTGAAGAAGCTCGCATTGCAAAGAAGGTTGCTCGTGTAATGAAGCTTGCTCGTGAAAAGCGTGCTGCTGATCTTCTTTTTGGTACAGCTAACTTTAACAACGACAACGCCACCAATGAGTTTGGCGGTAAGTTCAATGCAACCGGTGCGGAAGCTCTCAGCTATCTACACGAGTTGAAGGACACTGTCTTTGAAGCAGCTCATGGTATCAATCCGGACACCTTGATCTTTGGTCGTCAATTATTCCGTGAACTTGCTCGTAATCCAGAAGTTCGTGGCTATGTTGGAACAAGCGCCAATGGTATCGCAAGCGGTGAGCGCATCTTGAATGATGAGGCTGTTCTTGCTGTTCTTCGTGATGTTCTTGGCATCCCTAACATCTTTGTTGGTCAAGCTCGTCAAGACACTGCTGTTCCTGGTGCTACTAGCTCAGAGTCTTATATCTGGAACGGTGATAGCTTGTTCATGGGTATTCTTAAGGGTTCTGACGCTATCGTTCAAAAGAGCGGTAATGTTAAGGGAATGCCTGTTGCAGCTCTTAACCTATCATTCAATGATATGGTCAGCGGTCAATATGACAGCCTTGATAAGACTCGCCGATATGTTTGGGGTGAAGAGGTCAACACCTTCCACG